TTAAAAGAGATCGAATCAAGCACGATGAATCGCGATCTAAACTTGATCAGTAATGTGTTTAAGTACGCCAGGCGCTGGCGCATGATGACGCACAATCCGATGGCTGATTTAATGCGACCAAAAGACCCTGAACCACGCAATCGTCGAATTAGTGTAGATGAGATAGAGCAATTACTGGTCTCGCTAAATTACGCGGAGGATCAACCCATAACAGCGCAACGTCAAAAAGTCGCGATAGCATTCTTGGTTGCGCTTGAGACGGCCATGCGCCAGGGAGAGCTTGCAAAGCTAACGTGGTCTGATGTGCATCTTGACGAGCGCTATATATCCTTGCCACATACAATCACAAAGACCGCCGTATCTCGCAACGTGCCGTTGTCAGCCAGGGCAATAGAACTAATACAAAGGCTCGACAATGAAAAGGAAACCATGCTGGGCGTCTCTGCCGGCGTTGTAAGCACAATGTTTAGGAAGGCTGTCGCAGATTCTGGAATAGAAAACTTGACGTTTCATGATGCCCGGCATGAGGCGACGACAAGGCTGGCGCAAAAGCTGCAGGTTCTTGATCTTGCTAGGGTGACAGGTCACAGAGACATTAAGCAGCTTATGACCTATTACAACAAGGATGCGCGAGAGCTAGCGGATCTGCTTTAGCCTCGAGCCCATCGGACGATGTCGGCTTTAAGCCAAAGGGCGCCAGTGCCTCTTGTCTTTGGGAACCCCGATTGCTTCGCAAGCTTTTCGGCAAAGTATCGTTTTTTAAAGTGCAGGTAGTCCGCGCATTCTTTTGCGTCCCATAAGACCTCGCTTTCTTTCGGCGCCTTGCTCATTCGCAAAGCAATTTTCTCAGCAAGCAAGTCGTAGTCTAAAGCCAGGTCCATAGCGCGCCCCCAGTACAAACGATCAGGGTTGCAAGAGCCATAACCTTCGCTTGCTCATCTGCTTGGCAGTAATTATCTCCCCAGCGTCTTCTCTTTAAAAAGCTCATAATCGATCTCCTTCAAGCTCTTCGGCGAAAGTCTTAAACTGGTGCTCGTGCCGAAACATATCGTCGTCGTTTATGTCCACGTCTTCCATGCTCATCTGGATGAGAAGCTCGGCGTAGTGAATGATCTTGCGCAGGTCATCGACAGAGTTCTTGTGCTTCTTCTGCCATCGACAGGCGTACTTAACGATCGATGATTCGCAGGCGCCGAGGCCATTTTTCTGACAAAAATAAACTGGTTGGATGGCGAAATCTGCGTAATGAGATCCCCCAACTTGCCTTTTAAATGCAGACATTATTCATCTCCCCTCTTTCCCATTTTCTAGCAAGCCAGAATGATGCTCGCTGCGCTTGCCACATATCTATATCGTCGATGCTGTTAGCGATTCTGCACTTCCGGCAGATCCGCGTATGGACCAAAATGATGGTGCCGCACATGCACTCCATCACTCGCTCGCTATCTTCGTTTATCTTAGCCAAGAGAATCTTCCCATTGCTGACATTCATTCGGCATGCGTACAAAATCGACCGGCACAACCCCATGGATTCGGCAGAGATCTATCGTTAGCATGATGCACTCGTAGCAAGCGTGCTTGCGCGGCAATAGCGGTAACTCAACTAGCTTTTTCTTCTTCACTAAAACGCTCCAGAAGTCGAAGAATGTCTCGCAGGTTCGTGGCGATCTCGTCTTGTACTTCTAGCAGTTGATCGAAATCGTCTGTCGTTAACTCGATAATAAACTTGCTCACATTTGCCACCACAAAATCGCCAGCAGTAGTGTTAGGCAGAAGCCGTTTACTGCAAGCCAATTCCATTTTCTAGGACGCATTAACCAGCGCTCATAAATGTTCATCCCGTAATCTCCCCACTAAAGCTTTTTCTTAAATGGTCTACCTCAGGGTCGCCGATGACCTTGATATCGATCGCTCGACTGATCTCCTTGCTGCTCCAACCACCTTCGCCACCGTTAGCAAACGAGTGACCTGTCACTGTGTTTTTAAAATCAACACGATCGTCCGCGCTATCGAACGCCTTCGCCCAGTTCCCCAGGAGCTCTGGTATAAACAGATGGGCAGGGCAGGCCTCTCTTTGCTCTTCGCCGGTCAAGTTCTTCTTGTGCTTTTCGCAGGACCACCGAGCGTCACCGTCAGTTTGTGCGGTTGCGTATGCGCAAGTCCGACAGCTCACCGCCGGCGTCTGATAGCCATGACATAACGCCTGGTGATCGCAGAACTTACACTTATAAAAAGTTGCATCAGTGCTGATACCCTCCGGCGGTCGATCGCTCGTGATAACGTGCTCAGCTTTTCTCAGCAAGGCATCTGCGTGCGCTGGTTCGTGATCGACTCGCTCAAAGTACAATGCGTCGTCGTTTTTGTTCACTGCCTGGTAAAGCGCCCGAGGGATGTTCATTAAATGCATATAGATCTGCATCTGGCTGTAATGCTCGGGCTTCGCGACAGCAACGCCACCCTTAACGACGGCCTTAAACGATTTGTCGTTATGCGTTTTCTGCTCGCTCACATGGGGCGTCTTTGGCGCCTCTGCCACGCCCATCAACACACCATCAAGGCTTCCGCCGAAATGGCCTCCGACCGCGTCTACGCGCCACTGCTGATTCATGTCGGGATCTACATCCCAGACAGTGACGCCAGCCAGGCGCAGGAGATGATTGAACCAATCCTCCTCGCGCTGACCGCGCGCAAACAAACGCAGCAATCTTCCGCTATGCTTTGTCACCGTCGTCCAACGAAAGCTGTACCACAGCTCCCGTCGGCACTCACGGCCAATGATCGAGGCGCCGAGGTGATACCGGCCAGGTGATGACCCGGCATCGGCCTCGACTGCGCGATCCAGCAGCGACAGCGTAGAGTTTTCGTTAGTTGGAATGGCAGCCATCGTTATTCCCAGGGCTTCTTGCCGCCGGAAACGTCTGGCGCTGAAGTCGCGACAGCTTGCACTGCTTGCGATGCGTGGACGGCCGACGGGCCGACAGGCGCGTAAGCTTTTATTTCGTTACTTTCTAAATAGCCATTGGATGGCGGTCGGACGACAACCTTGATCATCGCAATCTTGTCGTGCAGCTCTTCAGTGTCTGTTATGCCAACTTTACCGAATGCCCGGCAGATCGCCGCGAGGTCTCGCTGCGCGATTTCCTCGGCCTTTGGATTTGGGTTTTTAATATTGAGCCGATCCCAAATCTTTCGGCTTGCGTATGGTCCCTCTTGGATCTCCCAAGTGAGCTCGATCATCTCGCCAGTACCGGCCTTCGTCAGTCTGACCTCAGACGATAGGATCATCGCCTTATACATGCCTTCCTTGATTACTTCGTAGTTTGCCGGGTCGGATGGTGCCTCGATGCCGTCTGTCGTAAAGCTAAACTCAGCCATAATTAATTTCCTTTTTGGGTGGTGGTTGAAATGATTGCCGCTTCAAATGCTGCCCAGCTAAAGTCGATTTCGGCCGGAAGACCGTATCGATTCTTGGCGATAAATCCTGGCGTCTCGGTAGTGCAAAGCACGCGCTCGCCGGTGCTAATGCCTCGGACTCTGGTATTGCCAAAGCCCTTGTCTTCTTTCTTTGTGATCACTTTATGTTTCGCGAACATCACGGCATCGACACTTTCCTGAATTAGCCCAGAGGCTTTCTGGTGCAGCTTGATCTCGTATCGATCGTAGGTGTCGGAGTCTGGCGACTCGAACTTGCGGATGTGTGTGTGCGCTATCAGGATGACTGCCATGCCTTTTCTATCGCGCAGCGTGTTCATTGCCGCGAGGAACTCGCGCCACAGGTCTAGCGCCATCACATAGCCTTTGCCGTAGCCAAGCTTCTCTATGCTGTCGATATTGTTTTGCTCGCATACAACCTTCCAGATCAATGGCTCTAGGTGGTCGAGGCTGTCAACGACTAGCGTTTTGTAGTCGTGCTCGTGCTCTATCAATGCAGAGATCGAGTCAAGGCATTCGCGAAAGCTTTTCAACAGCGGGAAGGTTGACAGCTCAAGCGTGCCTTCACCGGCCTCCGTTTGCAGGAAGACAGGGTTTGGCGCCATTGCTGCAAAGGTCGTCTTACCGACGCCAGCGGACCCGTAGACGATCATGCTGGGGGGCTTCATGCCTTTTGTCTTCTTGATGCTTTTAAGATCAATCATCTTCGTTCACCTTAATTGTTAGTGTGGCTTTGCCAGGCTTGGCTGAAATGGCGTGAGCAATGATCTTGTATGTCTCAGGCTCATTGTTGCGAAGGAATCGCAGGCGCGTCTCGTCCAAAACTTCTTTAGCTCGCAATGGTAGGAGGTTTTTGGGGATCTGGTGTCGAACCTTCATCAGCTTGGCGCCGTCCAATGTGTAATTAAGACGGTTGTTCACACTGATTTTCCGACCAAACTTGGTGAGCGTGGTCAGGGTGCCTTCTTCTTTCTGATTTAAAAATGGCAGCATGCGATCTTCGATGCGTCGCAGCTCGGCCATGTTGCTAGTGATTAGCGCCTTGACGCATAGCCACTGCTCGGCAAGTACGTCAACATTGGGTTCGTTGTGATTGGAATTATTTGCCGTGATGGCGGATGGGGTGTTTGCTAGTGTCATCGTCTCGCTCCTTTCTATTCGAGAGGAGCATAATCGATTCTTGTTTTACATGTAAACCATTTTTTTACACTATTTCGTATTTACCGATGAGGTCTTTACGGATTGGAGGAGAGGGATTGTCACATAGGCTGATCTTGCTGTTGCGTACTCCCGCAAATCGTCAAACCGATCGGGCGGCACAAAAGCAATGGCGACCATTTCTGGATAGTAAGCAGAAATTACTGGGATTGACCGGCCTTTGATCTCAGTGACTGCCCACCCTGACCATTGTCCGTCTGCATAATTAGTAATGCTGGGCGGCAGGTTGTCTTTAAGGTATTGGTATAGGTAGGAGTTATTATAGAGCTTACCCCATTGCTCCTTGAGCTGTGTAATGTAGTAGTCTGCGGTGCTTGGGGTAGTTATGTAGGCCTTACGACCTCCTGGATCTAGGCCTATGAAGTCAGCATCCTCAGTAAAGGCGCTGTTAATTCCTTTTAAAACAAACTGCTCAATCGACAGGCCTCGGTGCGGCATCTTTTTCATCTCTTTTTCTTGATTTCAGAAACTGGTTTTTAATAGCAATTACCAGCTCAAACTCTGTGTCAGATAATAAATCGATGTCTGAAAGCTTTGACTCTCGGTCGGTCTTTTGCGCTTTGATGTCGAACACATCTTCAAGCAACCAGCCTGGCTTAACATTAAACAATTTGGCTATAGCAGCTATAGCGCTACGCTTCGGCAACCGGCTTGCATCCTCGCCGTCGAATGCTTCCCACTTAGCAATGGCTGCGTGGCTCGTTGGTTCACCTAGCGCGGTAAGCTCAACGGCCATTTTGCGCAAGCTAAGACCGTGCGCCTCTCGTAATGATCTGAGTTTTTGACTAAATGTATTCATATGGCAATAGTAAACAATTGGTTAACCGCTTTACAACACAAAACCACATGAACACTTTTATTATAAACTGCTATAACAGTGCAATAAGAGAAAGGATTAGGCCAAAAGATTAGGCCAAGGGCTTAGCTTTGAGTTTTAGCGCAAACTAACGGTTTTTTTCTTACCTCAAAGCTCATCTTGTTGCGATCACGCAAAGTACCACGCAAAAGTTTACATGCTGTACATGAATAGTATACGATCTCGGGAAATATTCGAGGTAGCTATGACCCCAGTTGAAGTTTGGAGCAAAATAAAAGTGGCGGATTTGGCAAAG